GTAGATGGTAAAGGTGAAACTTATTTTGTGTATTTTACAGCAGAAACAATTGAAAAGATTGCTCAAAGATATATGCTTAGAAACTATAATTCAAAAGCAACATTAGAACATTCTAAACCAATTGAAGATGTAACCCTTGTAGAATCATGGGTATCTAAAAGTAGAACTGCTGATAAAGCATCTACATACGGCTTTAATTTGCCGGCTGGAACTTGGTATGGTTTGATGAAAATAAATAATGATGACATTTGGAATAACTATGTAAAAACTGGCGTTGTAAATGCTTTCTCAATCGAGGGAAGTTTTGAACATAAGCAAGTTTCAATGACAATACAGGACGATATCTTTATTTCTGAATTAGAGGAGCAAGAGGGGATTGAAATGTTAGGAATGATAAAACGTATCTTAAAAAAAGATAACCGTTATAAATCAAAGGAAAAGGTTGAAATGGAATCATATAGTGATTATCCAGATTCAGTATCCAACAACGCAAAAAAAGGAATTGAGTTAAACGATAAGTTAGGAAATAAATGTGCAACACCTGTTGGCAAAATAAGAGCTCAACAATTAGCACAGAAAAAACCATTATCTGTCGAGACTATTAAACGCATGTATAGCTATTTAAGTAGAGCAGAAGCATACTATGATGAGAATGATATGGAAGCTTGTGGCACAATTAGTTTTTATTTATGGGGCGGACTTGCAGGTAAAAGTTGGTCAGAATCTAAATTAAAAGAATTAGGTGAAATAGATGCTGGATTTGTTGAATTAGAAACTGCAGTTGGTATTGCATCATCTTATCCAGGTCAATTCCAACCATCAGGTAGTGTAAAGATGCAAGAAGGATGTCCTGAAGCAACACAGAATATAGAATTGAATTTAAAGAATAGACAAACTGCAATTGATACTGCAAACTATGGCCCATTAAACCCAAACGAACCAAATGAAGATTATTGGAAAGCTAAAGCAGATATGTTTAAAGGTGATGTGGAATCAGCAAAGAAAGCATTGTGTGGAAATTGTTCTTTCTTCTTACAAACAAAAGAAATACTTAGTTGTATTGCTGAAGGTATTGGAGGAACACAGAAAGATGAGTGGGATACAATCGAAGCAGGTAATTTAGGATATTGTGAAGCATTTGATTTTAAATGTGCAGCAAATAGAACATGTGCAGCGTGGGTTGGTGGAGGCCCTATTACAATGGCTGAGGTTGGCCCTAGAGGTGGTATCAAAGAAAGTGATAAGGCACCAAAATCAGACACACCAAATCCTAATCCAAAAGGTGAAGGTTCAGCTAAAGGAGATGCAAGTTCTACAAGAGGAGCAAAGGTAACTGCTGAGCAAGAAAAAACATTAGAAGGTAAAGTGAAAGACTTTAACGAAAGAGATAGTAATACTAAGAATGGTAATGCAACATTAGGAGCATTAAAATCAGTATTCCAAAGAGGATTGGGTGCATATAATACATCACGTTCACCGGTAGTAAGGTCAGCAGAACAATGGGCATATGCTAGAGTAAATGCATTTTTATATTTACTTAAAAATGGTAGACCTGAAAATCCAAAGTATGATACTGATTACGACTTATTACCAAAAGGACATCCTAAATCAGATAAATAATATGGATACTCTACAAACAGTATATAAGAATTTAGTAAAGTTTGCAAGACCAGAAATAGATGCATTCACTATGTTTGATTATCTTACATCAGGTGAAGAAGTAATTGTGACATGGAATAAATTAAATGGTAGTGGTGTAAGAAGGAGAATGGTATATGGGCCGGAATTAGGTGGTGCTTCGTATGACTATGAAGCATTGGGATATATGGTAATGGATGACTTAACTAAGGGTGATTGGAGAACAGTCGTAATGGATAATGTTAAAGCAATTACTTATAGAGGTATCACTTACAATGTAATTTAAATTTGTTAAATATAAAAATAATAATACTATGAAAATAGAAACTAGACAATCGTATGGCCAAAACTCACAATTTGCGGGTGGTCAAAATGTAACATCATCTCAAGCAGAATTACCTTTCGTTGCTGGTGGATTATATGTAGGTACATTAGGAGATTTAGTTGTTAAGACCGTTGATGGTTCACAATTTACTTTGACTAATGCATCAGGATATATTCCAGGTTTGATAACACATTTTTTAACCGGGTCAACTGCTGCAAACGTTGTAGCGTTTAAGTAATCGCAATATGTTAAATGTAATAGAAAATATTAACCTAGCAGTTCCATTAGCTGGTGGTGGTATTGGAACTGATGTAACCGGCGGCCTATCTTTAAGATGGACTTATGGTGGCATAACAGGAAGCAAATGGACTGATTTAAGTGGAAATGGTAATCATGGATATAAATCAGGTAGTGGTACATTATCGGACTCAGGGTCACAATTAGGATATAAGTTTGATGGTAATTTATGGTTTGAAGTTCCAACGACATCCGCAAATTCTGCAAACCAATATAAGGATGCAAGTATTAGTGGTTTTCCTGGAGGAGTTGGGTCAACTGTTATATATTATGCAACATTAAATTCAGCATCTGACCAATATCTTTGGAATAGAAGTGAAGTAAGTAAAAGTAGTGGACAACCATATGGTACAAGTAATTCAGGTTGGGGACATGTAATAAACTTAGAATCTACACAGAGTTCTAATAGAGCTCCAGATTTTCCTGCAGAAGCTTTTGATGGCTATACTGGTACAGGTGCTGGATGTAAATATTCTATTCAACATTTAGTAGATAATATTCAATGGCCTTCAGTTAATGTTAATACACCATATTTTAAAGGTGGATGGAATTTTTGGCCTACAACATCGTCTGCAGATATAACACTTGCTTCATCTAGTTTTGAAGGAGGTATACCTGTATTTGTAGTATTTAGAGATTCTTATCAAACAACTGCTGCAAGATTTGGTTCAGGTGGAGCGGTTCAAACATCAGCTACACCACAATTTTCAATAAATAAAAGACCACCAGCAACTGAAGTTGAAGTTTTCTTTAACTCTGACCCAGATGCTAACAAGTATTTATATTCAAGAAATACTTTTAATAACGGTGGAGTTGCACCTGTAAATTATATTATGGGAAAATCACAATATTATATTTCATCATCTATTGGTGGATTTACAGGAACACTTTTAGAAACTCGTTTGTATGATAGAGAATTATCAGATAATGAAGTTTATAGAGTGTGTAACGCAATAAGACAAAACTTACAAGTATCAGGAAGCTTTTAATTAAAAAATAATAATATGCCGATACAACCAGGAGCAAGTGAAGATGAACAAACATTTATCTCACGATGCATGAAAGAAGAAACTAATACATACCCACAAGACCAAAGTTATGCAATATGCAAATCTAAGTGGGATACAAATATGGGTGCAGTAAAAATGAGTAATGAAGATAAGATGATTAAATCAATCAATCATTACGAAGCTAAACTTGCTGCCATTTCGTTACAGAAAAACGGAATCAATTTAGCAGACTATCCATGGGATGAATGTATTGCAGACCAAACTGCAAGATATGGAGAGGAAGCGGCACCTCGCATATGTGGTTGGATTAAGTCCAACTATGGTGGAGGTGAGTAACCTAAACTAATTAAAATGATGCATCTATTTCGCAAAGAGAAATTTGATTACAATCTTTATGATTTACAATTAAAACTCGAAGCGCAACAACATCAAATCGATGACCTCCGCAAAATGATATTGGAGTTATCATCACAAATTAATTCGCTACAAATTGAAGTAGCATATTTATCAAACAAAAAATACGGAAAATCAATATGAAAATTAAATTACCAACATTAACAAAGACACAAAAGATTATTGCAGCATTTGCAATCGCAACTTTAATAGCATTTTTAGTATGGGGATGTGGAAATACGGTATCAACCGAAGTGAAAGCTGACTCAACTGAAATGAAAGTAGATACATTAAAAGTAGATACATTAAAGTAATGGCAAAAGGAATGAATGTAGCAGTAAAAGTGCTAAAGACTAAAAAGAAAGGTAAAGCTAAAAAAGGTAAAGGCCCTAAAGATAAACCAACTAAAAAGAGTGTTGGACA